GGACCATTAGTAGCGCCATTAATTATGGCAGGAAGTACCTTACTAGGACAAGGAATAAATGCAGCTTCACAAAGCGGCATGAATAAAAAAACAAGGCAATGGAATGAAAGTATGTATGGAATGCAAAGGCAACATGCGTTGCAAGATTGGCAAATGCAAAACGCATACAATAGTCCAGAACAGCAAATGGCAAGGCTAAAAGCAGCCGGATTAAACCCCCATTTAATATATGGAGGAGGACCAGGCAATGTAAGTCAGCCTGTAAGAAGCACAGACACAAAAAGTTGGAATCCTTCAGCACCACAATTTGATTTAGGAGCAGCAGCTAAATCAGCATTATTTACCGGTGTAGATTTAGAATTAAAAAACATTCAAAGGGACAGAATACAGGAATTAACACAAGTAGCAAGACAACAGGCATTAAATCAAGCTAGCCAAACAGCTAAAAACGTACAGGAAACAGCAAAAAGTAAATTTCAATTACAACAAGCAGAATCTTTACAAGGCTACGTGGCAGAGGCAGCCAAGTTAGGAGTTAAACAACAAGAAGCAAATATTCAGTCAACTCTGACAAACACACAAAGAACTACCCAGCAAATTGTAACAGAGGCACTTATGCAACAGCCAAATCTAAAATTAGCATTAGCAGAAATAGACCAAAGAAGGGCAAATATTGCTAAAACAGAAGAAGAAAGATACAATATAAGACAAGACACTAGGAACAAGGAAAGAGCTGGAATATTACAGCAAATAGAAATAGATCTTAGAGAAAAAGGAATCAATCCAAATGACCCTGTCTATATGAGAGTATTAGGACAAGCAATTGATAAACCATTTGAAGAATTAAAGAATTGGTGGAATAAAATTTGGAAATAACCTAATATGTTAAACCAAAACAACTAAAAACAAAACCCCCTACCCCATAGGGTAGGGGATATCCACATATATGTGGAAAAAAAATTATATAAAAAGTAGAATTATATCATGTATTTAACTGATATTGAATATAATATAAATTATAGGAAAATTTACTAAAAATTACTAAGAAACACTAAACAAACAATAATAATAAACCCTTAAAAACAAACACAATGCGCAGACGACTCTATTCGAGCAGAAACCGCAAAAGACGCGGAAAAACTAAAAGGCTTCGCAAATACTACGTATCACGTGGCGGTATTAGATTATAAACCTATATAAACAAAACCAACCAAAATGGCAAACAAAAACCTATTCAATTCGGTTGAAGTAAGCAAACCGAAGAAAAATGTGTTCGATTTAACACATGACGTAAAAATGTCATCTAAAATGGGACAACTTACACCCACCTGTGTGATAGAGTGTGTACCCGGAGATATGTTCAACATTGGATGTGATAGCTTAATCAGATTCGCACCATTACTCGCCCCAGTTATGCACCGCATGGACGTAAGTATGCACTACTTCTTTGTACCAAACAGGATCACATGGGAAAATTGGGAAAAATTTATAGTAGACGCAAATACTACTCACACCCTACCCTATTTAGAGTATTTACCTAGTGCAACGGCAGCAGAAAAAAAGTTTCTAGATTATTTGGGAGTACCCCCAAACAACAGCAGCCCAGCAGTTACTCAAAACATTAACGCATTACCATTAGCAGCTTATCAAGCAATTTATAACGAGTATTATAGAGACCAAAATTTAGTACCCGAAGTAGATTATCAATTAACAGACGGAAATAACATAACAACTGCAGCAGATTTATTACAAATGCGTCTCAGAGCATGGGAACACGATTATTTTACTAGTGCATTACCTTTCGCACAAAAAGGCGCAGCAGTAGATATTCCTATTGGACAAGTAGAAAATGACGTTGCAGTAAGAGTAAGTAATAGAATTATTGATTCTTCAATATATTCAGATCCACCAGCTGGTGGAGGTTTGGGTACATATGCATTACAAGATTTAGGTAGTTCTACGATAAATCCAAATACACTATTTGTTGATGGTGATGAATTCGACATATCAGCCACAACAATTAACGATTTACGTAGAGCATTCAGATTACAGGAGTGGTTAGAAAAAAATGCAAGAGGTGGTACACGATATATTGAGAATATTCTCATGCATTTCGGAGTAAAAAGTAGCGACAAAAGGTTACAACGCCCCGAATACATTACAGGAATAAAAACACCTGTAGTAATATCAGAAGTACTTAATACAACAGGAAACGAAGGACAATTACCACAGGGTAATATGGCCGGACACGCAGTAGCAGTAACAACAGGTAAATATGGTACATATTTCTGTGAAGAACACGGATACATTATCGGAATTATGTCCGTTATGCCAAAAACTGCTTATCAGCAAGGAATTCCAAAAACATATCTTAAAAACGACCCTCTTGATTTCTTCTGGCCTTCATTTGCACATATCGGCGAGCAACCCGTTACACAAAACGAGCTTTATGCATACACAAACAACGCAGCAAATACGTTCGGATATGTACCCCGTTATGCAGAATATAAATTCTGCGCAAACCGAGTAGCAGGTGATTTCAGGACAACACTAGATTATTGGCACTTAGGCCGGATATTCAATGTAGACCCTACCCTATCTCAATCATTTATTGAGTGCGCCCCAGAGGATGTAGACCGCATATTTGCGGTATTAGATGAGCCAGAGGGAACAGACAATTTGTATTGTCAAGTATTGCACAAGATTAGAGCGGTAAGACCTATGCCTAAGTTCGGAACGCCAATGTTCTAATATGAGTACTAGATGTCAAACACCATTCCATAAAAAAATGGAATTAGTAAAAGGTGTAGAAACCGGTTATATGCCCTTTCCATGTGGGAAATGCCCCGCATGTGTAAGACGCAGAGTATCAGGATGGGCATTTAGATTAAACAAACAAAGTGAGCAGAGCAATTCTGCTCACTTCGTTACTCTTACTTACAATGATGAACACATCAAGAAAACTAAAAACGGCTTTGAAACACTTGTTAAAAAGGACGTACAAGATTTTTTTAAAAGGCTTAGAAAATTAACAAAGCAAAAAATTAGCTATTACGCAGTAGGAGAATACGGAGATACAGGAGAAAGACCACATTATCATATAATCTTATTCAACGCAAACCCCAAAATAGTAGAAAATGCTTGGAAGCTCAATGATATTACTCTTGGTAACGTGCATTTTGGTGATGTTGGTGATGCCAGTGTTGGCTATACTCTTAAGTATATTAGCAAAGACAAGAAAATTCCCCAATTTAATGGGGATGACAGACAAAAAGAGTTCGCACTCATGTCTAAAGGATTGGGTGCAGGATATCTCTCCGAAAACATGATCAAGTGGCACACAAAAGGAAACATAGAAAATAAAGTGTATTTACCACTTAAAGACGGCAAAAAAGCAGCTATGCCTAGATATTATAAAGACAAGTTATACGATAAAGGACAAAAATTTAGGATAGGAGTATTTATGCGTGCAGAATCGCAAAAACAGGTAGATGAATTACAGGATAAGTATGGCGATTTGTATTATTATAAACAAGCAGAAGAAACCGCAAACGATTTTAGAAGAATGGCAAAAAAATCAAAAGAAAGACAAAAACCATTTAAAAAACAAGTATTAAAACAAAAATTATGAGCCAAAAAGCAACAAGTACGTTAAAGAAAAAGTACAAAGGACAAGGAAATTTCGGGGAAAGTAAAACAGTACCAGACCAATCAATGACCCTTCGCGAATTACTTATTCGTTATGCAAAAGGAATGCCACTAGAAGGACAAAAAACCCCTATATGGGAAGGAGAAGAAGGATTCGATGTAGACCCTCAGAAGCTAGATTTAGCAGAAATAGAAGAATTACGTGAAAAAGCAGAAACAGAATTAAAAGAAATTAACAATCGTGTTAAGCAAGAAGTGGAAAAGAAACGAGCAAAGAAACGTACAACAATTACAGACATTCAAGATGAAAACCAAACAGAAAACTAAACAACGTTTATTTTTTGGCGAAACTTGTTTCGCTGAAAAATTAACGGAACGCAAGCGAAGCGCGCAGCAAATAAGCACTAATCAACCCTTGATATAT